CTAGTCATAGAATATTCTGTGCCATCACTATCTACAACATTTGCATTTATAATATCTACTAAATCATAATCTAAAGTATATTCAGTAGAACCTTGTGATACGGATAAATCTTTTAATTCAACAGTCCATTGATTGTAACCTCTATTTGCCCAATCACTAAACATAATATTTAAACTTCGTCTAGCTGAACGAACATCGTATCCTAAAATAGGATCACCACCTATTCTATCATATGCTTCTTGTATAACGTCTGTTACAGTTAAATTAAAAGTTGCAGTATTTGATGTAGCCATTTTTTACCCATGAAATGCAGTCAATCCTGCAACATTAGTTAATGTGGCTTGTAAATTGCTACTAAATTTTACACCGTCAGATGGTAAACCAATATTTACTGGTCCTCCAGCAGCACTCGCTGCAGTTGCAACTGTAAATTTGTTTGTTCCGCCATCTGCAAAAACTACAGAACCTGAACTAGCTGTTGGTGTAATAATAAAAGCCTTTAATCTTGTTGCACCACCAAATAATTCTTGAATTCCAGAAGTGTTACTTGTGAAAGCTACCTGTAAATCTGTTGCCATATTATTCTCCTATATTAAGTTTTGTTTTTTTAAAGTATCATATAGTAACGCAACTCTATCTGTTTGGCTACTAGGTTTTGTAATTAAAAATGGACTTACAAAATCTTTTGCTACTAATGTAGAAAAATCAGGTCCTTCAGCTATATCAATAGTTTTTTTGCTAAAAGGATCTACAGCTTTTCCTAATGGTTTATCACTAAATGTCTCTAATACTTTTTCTATATCTGCTAATTTTTCATTTAAAGATTTTTCTTTTTCTTCTTTATTTTTTTCATCTTTTTCTGCTTCTTCTTTTCTTAAAACATCTAAAATAGTTTCAGTTGTTGAAGTATCTTCTGTTTTACCTAAATCTATTTGTTGTTTAGTAGGATCATAGTCTTCTTGTGCTTCAAATACTTTTACTGTTTTATCAACAATAGGATCATCTTTTTCTTTGTCTTTTTCTTTGTCTTTTTCACCTTTTACAAATTCTAAAAAAGCTTTTCCTTTTTTTCTTAAATTTTCAAATGCCATATTAGCCTCATATTAAAGTGGGCCCTAAGGCCCACAATTAAATTACGCAATTGTAAATGTTCTTTGTAAAGAATTATCTTGTGAATATGCAACAGTAGTTGTAATAGCACCTGTTGTGCCATCACCATCTGTTCCAGTAAATACACCTACAATTTTCATATCAGAAGCTCCTACGTTTGCCATTAAACCTAAAGCAGCAGAAGATTGTGTTGATCTGCCTAAAGCTTTAGCATTGGCTGCAGCAGTAAATGCTGTAGCATTCGAAGTTGTTCCAACAGAAAATGTAGCTGCATTCGTATCATTCGATACAGTAGTTACATCTACGTGTACAAATAAAATTTGAGAATTAGCTGGTATTACAGCAATATTTGTATTTGCTGAAGCACCAGTAATATCTATATCTTTACTTTGTACCATTGTTACGTGACCTGTGTTTTTAACATTAGCTCCTAAAGTACTACCAGTTGTTTCACTAATAGTACCAGCCAAAACTGGTCCCGAAAATGTAGTTTTTCCCATAGTCTACCTCCTTTGTAGTCTGCTTTCGCAGTCTTTGGGTTGTTAGGCGTATTGCTACGCCTAACAAAGATTTATTTATTATGCAGCTCCTTCTGAACCGTAGATACTTCTCCAGTCTGTGAAACCGAAAGAATATCTTTCTCTTACTTTGTATCTTAGATTACCAGTTTCAAAATCACCTTCTACAGCTTTTTTGATTGGTGCTCTTACAAAGTGTTTCATACCATCTGGGCAATCAGTCATTATAAAGTATGCATCAGGGTCAGTAAGTCTTTGGTTAACGACTACTCCTCCTGGTATCATACCCATACTTCTCATTGCATTGATATCATTGTCAGCAGTTCCAGGTCTTAAATTAGACTTAAGTATTCTTTCTGCAATAAATACCAATGAAGGTGGTACTATTAGTTTTTGTCCAGTTAATGCAATTGGAATTTCTCTATCATCTTTAGCTTCAGAGATTTGAATTAAAAGAGATTCAAGTGATGTCTCAGTTAAATCAGCAGCTGTCGCTAATTTGTTAGAAGCAGTTCCACCGCCACCAAGTGGGTGATCTGTTGCAAGTAAAGTCTTGCCATCTCCACCTAATTGTGCAGCATTAGTTGCATTGTTAAGGATATTTGCACCTTTGATTTCTTTCGTATGTTGCATTGATCTTGCAAGTGCTCTAGCATATTTTGCGCCAAGAGAACCGTACAAGCCATCTTCTTCAGCTTCTTCTGTAATAGAAAATGCTAAAGCGACTGTTTCATGTACATATCTAGAAACAAAGCCTTCTCTGCCACTTTCATAATTGATCATGGCACCTTCAGCTTTTGTTGGTGCAGCACCGAAGCCGATCATT